TAATCGAAGCAAAACAAGATGTCCGCATAGCGGGTAACATCGAGAAGGCAAGTTCGCAAATGCCCGGCATCGTGGAAGAACGCTTTAATCAACTTCAAGAAATTGAAGGTATCCTCGAGTACTTAAACATTGAACTTCGCAGACTTCGTAGCCAACATTTTCGAAAGTATTTAGAAAACTATCAACGAGCTTTATCTTCAAGGGACTGTGAAAAGTTCGTAGAAGGTGAAGCCGACGTTGTAGATTTTGAAAAGATTATCAACGATTTTGCCTTACTACGAAACAAGTGGTTGGGTATTATCAAAGCCCTTGATCAAAAACAATGGCATCTCAGCAACATTGTTAAACTACGAGTATCAGGATTAGAAGACGCATCATTATGAAAATAGGCATTTTAGGTTTAGGATATGTGGGATCAGCAGTAGCATGGACACATCGGTATCACGAAGTTATTGCTCGTGATCCCAAGTTAGGAGACAAGTCTGCATCCTTAGAAGAAATTAAAACCTGTGATGCAATCTATGTGTGTGTTCCAACTCCTATGTTGGAGGACGGACACTGTGATGATAGTTATGTGAAATCAGTTTTAACAGAGCTGGCAGACTATAATAGGATTATTATTTGCAAAAGCACAGTACCACCCGGAGTGTACGCTTATCTCGAAAGCAAGTATCTCAACATTGTCCATGCTCCAGAGTTTCTAACCGCCGCAAATGCAACTGCTGATTATGAATCAGCAACATGGGTGTTAGTAGGTGGAAAATCTGAAAATGTTGAAAAGGCAATAAAAATAATCTCCGCAAGTTCAATCGCTGCGACTCACTATCATCGAACAACCATCACAACAGCATCATTGTTTAAATACTTGGCTAATTCGTTTATGGCTACAAAAGTAACATTCATGAACGAGTTTTATCAATTGGCCCAACATTTTGATGTTGACTGGCAAGACATCAAAAAGATAGCAACTAACGATTCTAGACTAGGCCACACTCATTGGGATGTACCAGGCCCCGATGGAAAGTTTGGCTTTGGCGGTTCATGTTTTCCAAAAGATGTTGCTGCTATATGTGAGCAGGCAATCGATATTGGTATGAGTTTAGAATTACTAGAGCGTGTAGAAGAAATTAATAAAAAACAAAGACATTAAGATAGTTGTTCGTTGATATAGTCTGTAATTTTCTTTTCTGCAACCCAACCAAATACTTTTTCAATTTTTGACGAATTAGAAAGAGTAATGTATGCCTCGCCCTGTCTAGGCTCAATCATTTTAACATTTTCTGAAATTAGATGTGCCAGTTCTAAAACAGAATGATTGGTCCCGGTACCCACATTAAAAATCTCACCATAATGGTTATGGTCTATATCTATGGCTAACATGTTTGCGCGGACCACATCATCGACATGAGTGAAGTCTCGACGTTGTGTTCCGTCAGGCACAATAGTTAGCGATTCTCCCGCCTTAAATTGTTTTAAAAATAAACCAACTACCGGAGCATATGGTCCTTTCGATGGTTCCCTAGGACCGTAAACATTAAAATATCTAAAGGTAACAGTTTTTAAACCAAACAATTTAGTGTACATGTTACACAGTTTTTCTCCAGATGCTTTGGAAACAGAATACGGATTTAGACAATCGTCACGCATCTCTTCATTTAGCGGAGAAGTATTAGCAAGACCGTAAGCAGAAGATGTAGAACTGTACATCACTTTCAAAACACCAGCTTCCCTGCTGCATTGCAATACTGTACCAGTTCCTAATACATTTGTTTTAATTGTTAGTAAAGGATTTAATATTGTTGGCTGGATTCGAGATTCTGCAGCACAATGAAAAACATAATTAACATCTTTATACAATTCTTTAGTTGCTTCGTAGTCGGCAATGTCTAATTTATAATATTTTGCCAGCGGATTATAATAAAAAGAGTCATGTACCGTTGACGATTCGATATCAATTACAATTACTTCGTGCCCTTTTTCGATTAACTTATCAACAATATGTGAACCAATGAATCCTGCGCCACCTGTTACTAATGATTTCATGTATTACCTCTAAAATTTTATTTATTCCGATAATATACGCAGATAAATATCTGCATGAAAAAGATTGTTTTAATCACCGGAGGATTTGATCCTCTACATTCCGGGCATATTGCCTACTTCAAAGCAGCCAAAGCACTAGGAGATATTCTTGTTGTTGGTGTTAACTCAGATGCATGGTTAACACGCAAGAAAGGGTCTCCTTTCATGCCCTACAAAGAACGTGCAGAAATTATACGTAATATTGTAGGTGTAGACTTTGTCATAGATTTTAATGACTCCGACGGCTCTGCAAAACATGCTATTCAAATGGTTCGACAAAGTTACCCACAACACCTTATTATTTTTGCCAACGGCGGTGATAGAACCAACGATAATATTCCAGAAATGGACATTGCTGACGATAACTTGCAATTTGTATTCGGTGTTGGCGGATTTAATAAAGCAAATTCTAGTTCTTGGATTTTGCAAGAATGGAAAGCTCCTAAGACAGAACGCCAGTGGGGTTACTATCGAGTGTTGCACGAAGTTCCAGGCATGAAAGTCAAAGAACTCACTGTTAATCCCGGTAAAAGTTTAAGCATGCAACGACATAATCTACGTGCTGAATATTGGATTGTCAGCGAAGGCCAAGCCGCTGTTAATAGAGCAACCCCGTTAGATTTTGAACTACCGCCTGCGCTGTTAGACAAACACAATCAATTGCATGTTGCAGTAAAAGAGTGGCACCAACTTACTAATCCTTACGATTATCCATTAAAAATTGTAGAGATACAATACGGTGAACAATGCATTGAAGAGGATATTGAAAGACGATGATTCCAATCTTTATCGGATACGACCCCCGAGAAGCTATAGCATATCATGTATGCACAAATAGTATCATTAGACATTCTAGTCACCCAGTGAGTATCAACCCCTTGGCGTTGAATATACTAAAAGACTACGAAGAAAAACACACCGATGGCAGCAATCATTTTATCTACAGTCGATTTCTTGTACCACATCTTATGGAATACAAAGGTTGGGCAATATTCATGGACGGTGACATGTTGTTACGAGACGACATTGAAAAACTATGGGCATTGCGAGACGAGTCAAAAGCAGTTATGGTTGTCAAACACAACTATAAAACTAAAATGACTGAAAAATATCTTGGCTCAAAAAACGAAGACTATCCTTGTAAAAATTGGTCAAGTGTGATTCTTTGGAACTGTGGTCATCCTGCCAATGCTGTGGTGACTCCAGAGTTTATACAAAATGCCACAGGGGCACAGGTACATAGATTCACCTGGTTAGCCGATGAATTAATTGGCGAACTACCAGTAGAGTGGAATTGGTTAGACATTGAATATGAGTGGAATCCTGCAGCAAAATTAGTCCACTACACTCTAGGAACACCTTGCTTTCATGAATTCTCAGATCAAGGAGATTTTGCCAACGAATGGCATAGAGAAAAAATTTATGTAGATTACTGTCTACAGCACGGCTTATGATCTTTTTAAGTAAAGATGGGAAGGACCCATATATCAATATGTTTGCACAAGGATGCAAAACAAAAATAACGTCAACTGATGATTTTAATTACAATAACAGTATCGATCCTATTGTGTTGAGAGGCATCCTTAAGAAAAAATGGATTCATCAGTGTTGGGAAGATGCCAGAACTTTTTACTATATGGATACAGGATATTTTGGTAACGAAAGAACCGATTCAAACCCCAACGGTTGGAAATATTGGCATCGTATAGTAAAGAACAATCTGCAACACAGTGAAATTGTTCCGAGAAAAGATGATAGATTCAAACATTTTAACAAAAAGTTTCAGCCTTGGAAGAAAGATGGAAGAAAGATACTGGTAGCCAAGCCAGATGAAAAACCTATGAGGTTTTATAACTATGATTTAGACATCTGGTTAGAAAATACAGTGAATGAAATTAAAAAACACACAGATAGACCTGTAGTAGTCAGAGAGCGAGCACCTAAAAGATTAGATAGAACAGTCAACGATACACTAGAACAGGCCCTCAGTGACGATGTATTTGCGTTGGTCACCTTCAATAGCGTGGCGGCCACAGAAGCTGTATTCCAAGGAATTCCTGCATTTACTCTAGCACCAGCCAATGCAGCTAGTCCCGTTAGTCTGCAAGACTTATCTAAAATAAACGAACCATATTATCCTGACCAAGATAAACTGTATGCATGGGCTTGCCACTTATCATACGGTCAGTTTCATAATTCAGAATTAAAAAACGGCAAAGCCATGGAGATGCTACAGAATGGATGAGGAAGTGTTTAAAAAGTCGATACCAGGATCGGCTCCATCAATTTTTCGAGGTGTAGTTAAAAGAAAACACATACAACAACACTGGCAAGACAAAAAAGATTTCTATTATATGGATACTGGATATTTTGGAAATTTTATAAGTCCCGGTAATCCCGGCGGTAAAAAATTATTTCATAGAATAGTTAAAAATGATGTTCAAAAACATTGGTTAGAAAATCATCCTGTTGATCGTTGGCAAGAAATTTGCAAAATTGATCCTAGATATCGGTGGAACGGTTGGAAGAAAAAAGGCAATAAAATTTTATTGATTGTACCCAATAGAAAATCTTGTGTGTTCTACGGATATGACACTGATCCATATATCAACGGCGAAAAACCTTGGTTGATGAACACAATAGAAACTATAAAAAAACACACAGACATGGAGATTGTTATTAGAGAAAAAGGCAGTAGATCGGCACGACAACATCATTCAATATTTGACGCCCTAGATCAAGGAATATTTGCCACAGTAGCATTTAACAGTATTGCAGCATTAGAGTCAGTGATATATGGTATACCGTCGTTTGTCGCTGTGCCATGTGCAGCATCTCCGTTAGCTCTATCAGATCTTAGTCAAATATCAAAGCCATTCTATCCAGACGAATTGTTAGTACAACAGCACTGTGCATCGTTAGCCTACGGACAGTTCACCGGAGAAGAAATAGTCAATGGCACAGCATGGAAGTTATTAAACAAATGAAATTATTAGTTAACGATAGTGAAATAGCAAGGTATCTTATTTCCTTAATAGATCTCAAGGAAATTTGCAGTCAGCACAAAATACAACCCATAAATGTGCAAGAAGCAATAAATTTTATTATTGAAAAAAGAGATCATCATAAATTTGATATTAACAAATTTAGAGATAAGTTCAAAGAAAAATTATATCGAGGAAATTTAGCAGATGTAAATGACTGGGCTAAAGCAGTTAAGGAAACTTTGAATAATTATAAATCAAATCATTTTACAAAGATTCGTGACCACGTGGAATATTTTATAGACAAATTAGGCG